TGCTGCAATGAGAAACGCTATTAAAAAGCGTGTTCAGGCAGTTAAAGATTTCTTTTCAGATTTTAATATTGATAAATTAAAAGAATATATTGAAAATTTGGTTACAAGCGCAACTTCATCATTTGAAAATTTAGACCCATGGGTTATTGGTTTATTAATGTATCGCTTCTGTCAATTAGTTTTGTCAGTTCAAGATTTTCTTAAGAGCCCAATTAAAGGCCTCCAAACATTTGCTTCAGGCCTTGTTAAAACAAAATTAATCACTGATTCTATTTCACAAGCAAACAATCGTATTGCTGTTAAGAATGGTGCAATTAGATTTGACAGACAAGAAGCAAAGGCTGAAAGAGAGTCTCAAACAAGAGCAGTTAATAACGCTGCAAAAAGTCCTCGTCAGATTGTTCAAGAAGCCAGAGACCAAGGATCCTCAACAGCATTAACTATTCCCAATCCATTAGATCCGGGAAGAACGGCAGGCACTGTTGAACCATTAGTTGGCGTATCTTGGGGTGATTATGTTCCGCCCACAAGCGCAACAAGTGATGAAATTGATCTTTTAGAAAGTTGGTATAACACAGGTTTAATTGCAGGTGTTATGGTTGCAGTAGGAAATGCTAGAACAATTACAATTAGAAAAGACGGAACCGAAACAGGTGATCCAGGTCCAGGTTGGAGAGATGTTGATGAAGGATTGTGGCTAAAATTACTTAGGGCACAAGGCCAAATGGAACCGCAGCTGGCAACTGTAACAGAAGGATTCAATCCAAGTCATCCAAGATTAAAAGACGCAAACGGAGCCATTATAACTGTTCCTACATTTACAACGGAGTGGGTTATTGCTTTAAGCAGAGAGCAAGTGCATGAAATTCATGTATTAAGCGCCACAGAAATAATGATTATTAATTCTGGTGTAAGAGGAGGTTCTGTTTATTCAGGAGCAGATCGTATCTTACAAAATGCCGTTTCTGTACATCTTGCAAATGAATGGATTTTAAGACATAATGGCGGAGGAGCAACACCTGTATCAGAATGGGTTGAAAGGCCTTCACCTATCACTAAAACATATTTAGATGAGAACGGAAATGATACAGGCGTTCATGTTGTCACTGGAGACCTTTCATTAGATAGGCTCGTTCAAAATGCAGAAACCGCCATCGATAGAGCTTCGGTGACCGCTCCTGGACCTACCGTTAGATATACTAGTCGAGAAGCCGCTCAAGCAGCTGCCGATTCCATTAATCAGTCAAGAGGAACTAATTATACAGTTCAGACATATGAGGATGGAAGGTACTTCATACAGTGATAAATAATAAAAACTGTCTCAAGGAAAAGAAATGGCTACCCCAGGCACAATAAATCAAATCATTGCTTCTGATTTTCACCGTGACTTAACCATAGTTCCCGGAAAAGCGGATATTGCAAGAAAGGCGAATGAGGAGGCTGTTAAAGAGTCTATTCGTAACTTAATATTAACTAATCGTGGAGAGAGACCTTATCAACCGGATGTTGGTTGTAATGTTCGTGGGTTGTTATTTGAAAATATCACTCCACAAACTTTAAACTTGCTTGAAGAATCAATTAGGTCAGTTATCAATGGGTATGAACCCAGATGCAATTTGATTGGGGTGGATGTTACAGGTGCTTTAAATAGTAATACTGTAACAGTTACGATTGTTTTCTCTCTAATAAATAGTATTGAGCCTATAACATTCTCAATTATACTCGATAGGATAAGGTAATGGCAAGAGTTGCACCGTATAACAAAGTTGATTTCTTTGACGCAAGATCTCGACTTTTATCATTTTTAAAGAACCAAGATCGCTTTAAAGGCTATGATTTTGAAGGTTCGAATATGTCTGTGCTGGTTGATTTACTGGCATATAACACATATAATCAACTTCAATATTATAACATGGCTATTGGCGAAATGTTTTTGGATTCTGCACAGGTCAGAAATTCTGTTGTCAGCCATGCCAAAGAATTAAACTATATTCCTAGGTCAAGAAGATCTGCAAAAGGAATTGTCGATCTTCAAATTCGTGCAACACAAGATTCTAACACATTTATTGTTCCTAGATTTACAAGATTTTTAGGTCGTTGTGGAAACATAACTTATGAGTTTTTAACAGACAAGGCCTATGCCGCTGCCCGAGTTGAAGGAAATTTATTTACTGTTGATGGTGTTGAGTTATTTGAAGGCCGTATTATTGATGAAATTCTTCCATATGATAATACTGTTATCAGCAACGATTCTATCGACACAAGATCGCTTCAAGTTTTTGTTAACGGAGTTGAGTATAAATTAGCAACAACTATTTTTGGTGTTGATCCAACAGATCCTGTTTTCTATATTCAACCAGAAATCAATGACAAATATTCTGTACAATTCGGACAAAATATTTTCGGGTATCAACCAACTGCAACAGATGAAATTCGTATTCGATATAGAATTTGTTCAGGCACAGATGCAAACGGTGTAAATTCATATACTACAACTGCAAACAATTATGGAGCATCTTCTATCATTGCTGTTCCTCAAGGTGTTGCGGTAGGCGGCGCACAAATTGAAGATACAGAAAGCATTAGAAAATTTGCACCTCGAGCGTTTCAGGTTCAAGAAAGAGCAGTTACTGCAAAAGATTATGAAATTCTTTTGAGACAGAGATTCCCACAGATTGAATCTATTTCTGTATTCGGTGGTGACGAAGCAGAGCCGCCTCAGTTTGGTCGGGTTATTATTTCTGTTGATGTAAAAGGAAGAGATGGTGCTTCACAAACAGAATTAGATCTATTTAAAAATTATATTAAAGATAAAACACCTATCGCTATTGAACCTGTTTTCCAATCAGCGAAGTTTATGTATGCCAAGTGTTTTGTTACTGTTAAATATAGCAGAAACGATTCTTTATTATCTGTTGAACAAATTGAATCTGGAATCCGAGAAGTTATTAATTCATATTCCGATGACTCGCTCAATGATTTTGATGTAGGTTTAATTGTCTCAGCGCTTGAAAATAGATTGACTGTAGTCGACCAATCTATTGATTCTGTATCAATTCAGACACACCCTGTTATTGAATGGGCACCTGCAACAGATATAATCACAAGCCCACAATTTAACTTTGGATCTGAATTAATTAAACCTTATCCATATAATGAACAAAATGGGTTAACAGATTTTAAACCCTCAATTACTACAACCGTATTTACTATTAATGGACAACCTATTACGGCCCAAGATGACGGAAAAGGTAATTTAATTGGATTGATTGCTAATACAAATGAGCCCTCTATCTATAGAAGAGATTTAGGAACCGTAGATTATAATCGTGGTATTGTTGCTTTTAAAGATATTAAAGTCGAATCTTTCGAAGGCGCTGCTATTCGTATTGCTGCATCAACTGTTGATGCGGATGTATTTGCACCTAAAGATTATATTGTAAGAATTAGACAATCTGATGTAACAGTTAGTATAGGACCGACAAGATAAAATGCAGTATACCGCCCCATCTATAGCGCCGTTTATTCCGGAGCAGTTCCCACAACTGTATAGGGAAGATGGTAAACTGTTTGTTGAGTTTACTAAGGCATATTATGAATTTTTAGATCTTCAAAACACAAGAAATTTTTCAGAAATTTGTGATATTGATACAACATTTAATGAATTTTTAATTTTCTACAAAAAGAAATATTTAAAAGATCTGCCTTTTGTAAATTCTAATTATCAAGATTTGCGATTTGTTGTAAAACATATTGCAGACCTTTATACAAGAAAAGGCACACCTGATTCACTACAACTGTTATTCAAAATGTTTTTCCAAGAGGAAGTTGAATTATTCTTCCCAGGAAATCAAATTTTAAGAATATCAGACTCTAAATGGACATCAACTAAGTTTATTGAATTTAAATCTATTTCTAATGTTACAACATTTCCTCTTTCGAAAGGAGATGTAATTCGTGGTGATACATCAAAAGCATATGCCTATTTAGATGATGTGGTGTTCTATAATATCAATGGAGCAATCACACCTATTGGGTATGTTTCTAATGTATATGGTACATTTATTTCTGATGATGGTATTATTGCCGATAGAGATGGCGAAATCTTTTATCCCGGAAATTTAATTTATGGTTCTATTCAAGGAACTACAATTTTAAGAGAAGGATCTAAGCCAGGTAACGCTGTAGGTGATAGATTATTTTTACAATCAGATAACTTCGGTGTTGAAGGCACAGCGGTTGTTGACGAAGTATCACTTAAACCATCTGGTATTATTGAATGGCGTATTAGAGATGACGGCTTTGGTTATTCCACAGATAAAACGCAAAACGAAATTATCATCTCGACTCAGGTTTTAGTCCTTAATGGAAATACGGCATTTGATATCGAACCGTTTGACACTATTACAGCAGTTTCAGAACCTATCTTTTCTGAAGATGAAGAAAACCCATTATCATTAGCAGAATCTGATAGAGTGTTTTCTGGAACGGGTATGGTTGTTGCTTATGAGCATCCCACAGTTTATTTAGATACAGTTGTTCCTAATGTGGCAAATCCTGCCGCTGGAGCATTTGTAGCCATTGCAAACACAAACTTTGTTCCTTTCCCAGATGCGGGAGCTGTTAATGTTACAGTTAATAAACATGATAGTGAACAAACATTTCAAGTTCAATGTAATGTTGCCGCAGAAAGAAACGATACGGCTTTATTTGAATTAGGCTCGTTCACAAACAGAGAAACTATTCAATTGATTCCAGACATTGTGGGTGACTTTATCAATGTCCCATTAAACAGTCAAAACTATGGCATGTCTGGACCCGGACTAGAAAATATTGATACAAAATTAAAAGATGCATTCCGAGTAGATGAATATGAAATTGGATCTATTTCAAGACTCCGTGTTTTAGATACGGGTACTAACTATGTCAATAATGTTAGGGTTATCGCAACCTTTGATAAAGTTGCAAGTTATGATTTCCGAGATATAGGATTATTGTTTGATAGAGGCGATTTTATTATATCACCCGGTGATGTAATGCAACAAACAATTCTAATTGAAGACCTAACATACAATACAGATATCTATCCAACAGGGTTTAGACCTTATATTTCAAAGGTTGAATTTTTAAGAAGAGATGGCGATGTTTTCTATTTCCGTCCCATTACATTCTTCCAACCTAGACCTGGACCTTTAGAGTTTAGAGGTAGAGATTTAGAAATTACATTTGTACTTGAAGATGCAGATTCACCTCCTATGGGTGATAACGCATCTATTCAAGGTGATTCAGAATTGCTTATTGGGCAAATCAGAAAAATTAAAGTTTTACAATCTGGATTTAAATACAGAGATTTAGAAAAGGTTGCTTTAGTTAATCAAGAATCTGGTGAAACCGTTGCCTTTGCTGAGCTTGATGTGGGCGGCATGGGTGAAACGGATGGACAATGGATTACAACCTCAGGTCACTTAAATGACCCAGGAAAATTTATTCCAGATAATAACTACTACCAAGATTATTCATACGAAATTTCATCGCTTTTAAATCCGGATAGATATGAACAAATCGTAAAAGACACAGTTCATGTTGCGGGAACAAAAATGTTTAGTTCTCCGCTCATAAATACTATCAATGATGTTCAGGTTAATGCTGATGTAGCTATTGAGAACTATACATTTGCTGAACTGCCATTGAGAGTAGAACAAGAAAATGCAAACGGCGTATCAATTCTCACCGAGCAAGGCGAAATTATTAACGCTGTTATTGTTAACTTTGACTCAACATCAGGTCTTGAATTACCATTTATTGATGGCTCAATTCCAATCGTGGCGGGTCAAGATTACAACCTAGATACATGGGATGAAGATTTATTAACAATGGATAACGCACAAACAACATTCGACAGGGAACCTTAAATGGCACAACAAGTAATAGAAACTGGTAATCAGCCTAATGATGGATTAGGCGATTCAATTAGGGCTGGTGCGCTAAAAATTAATCAGAATTTCACAGAAGTATATTCTGATATAACTCTTTTGCAGGCAAATGTAGCAACAATTTTTAGTAACATTGCAACAGATAACGAATTAGCAAATGCAATTCAGTATTTTGCAAATACGGCATATGTAGATGCTGCAGTTGCAGAACAAGCAAATGGTGTTGCAACAGTGACTTATGTAGATAACGCCATTTCTGCATTAACAGATTCAGATAGCCAGCAATTAACTTTTAATTCAAACACTGGTCAATTAACAATCAGTAACGGAAACTCAGTTGATCTTTCTTCCCTGTCAATCAACTTAGACGATTACGCTACTATTGACTATGTTAATACTGCAATTAGTTCAATTGTTGATTCTGATAACCAAAATTTAGGTTATACGCCCGGATCAAAAAATATAACCATTACGGGTGGAACAGGTGTTACACTTGACTTCTTAACTGCTCAAGAAATTACGGACTCCGTAACACAAACTGTTACCGGCGCACTTCTAACCACATCTATTTTTACTCTTACAGATGTTAATGTTGCAAATACTATTCCGAGCAACGGTGATGTTCTCATTTGGAATGCTCTTTCAACTTCTTGGGAACACGGACCTCAATCCGGAGGATCTGCCAATTTAGCTTTATCGTTAATAAGCGATATCGGAGATGTTTCTGCCGCAACACCTACAAGCGGACAAGTGCTGAAATGGAACGGGTCTGCTTGGGCACCTGCAGATGATGCATTAGGTCAAGCGGGCGGAGGTCTTGCAAATGT